GACGAAGTCTGTGCCGTTTATTTCCAGCTTCGTGATCATGTGGGACACACGATCAAGATTGATATGCGGCGAATCTGGATGCCCGAGTTCGCCAAGCGCACGGTTCTGCTGCACATAATCTTCGTTGTAGCGTTGGACTTCGCGCTCCAACACACTGAACGGATAGATGCGCCCGTTGCGGTTCTTGACTTCGGCTTGGAGGAACACGCCCTCGATCTGATACTGCTTCTGTCCACCGACAGATTCGACCAGCGGCTTTACGTGTTCAACGAATTCCGCGATGAACTTCATGAAGTTCTCCTACTCTTTGATTAGCCTTCGCCCATCTGTTTCGCAAGATCGTAACACGCGCCACACACGATTTCGGTCTTACTTTTACTATTGCCGCAGATTGGGCAAATGCCGGGTTGTCTGGAACCCCGGTCTAACATTCCCACCACATTTTTATTGCGTTTAGCCCGCTGCGCGGCTTGGATCTGATCACCTTTCAGTCCACCGCCCGGGGCACGTGCGTTCAGTTTGTACGAACTTCCGAGTGATTCTGAAAGGGAATCTCCCGTGAAGATCGTCTGACGTTCCTGCTGAAGGCGATCCGCAACCTTCTGTTGCATGATCTCGGCGAACGTCTGATTCGCGTTCGCATAATCCGCAGACTTAATCTGCTGGACGAGTTGGGTAAATGAATTCATGATTGCCCTCTTAGTAAATGGGTCGTTGTGAGAAGCCCTGACTCTTACGGAACTGCACGATCAGAGTATACGATGCCTTCCCAGAGCCTTGCTGATACGTGCTGATGCTGAAATTGCCCGTCGAATTAAGGGCGGGACTCGGAATCGAGCCGGATAGTGCATTCTTGCCGAAGTATCCGTTACCCGCCAGCATCATCGCCGGATGTATATACGCTGTATTATTCGCATGTACTCCATTGAAGCCGAGTTCGACGGACATGTTCGTTCCCGTGATGGCGTGCCACACCGAAGTGATTTCAAGGGCGCGCGCCGGCGTGACGACGGTCCCCGTCGTTGGCACAAGCTTACTCGTGCGATTCAGCGTCAGCACTTCAGCGTTCGCGAACGCGCCGCTGGTCTCGGTGATCACAAGCGTGTTCGTCGTGCTCCGCCATTCCGACACGTAGCCCGTGTTATTACTCGTAACACCCGTCACGAGATCGCCCGGTTGAAATGCGGCGTTTGCGGTATTTGCGATTGTCAGTTCAAACGTCCGACAGGAAAGTGTTTCGACGTTCACCTTCAGCACGTCAGATTCAGCAGTGCCGTCCGCCGAGTAATACATGAACTTCGCAAGCAACTGCGTCGATGTGTCCAACAGGACATGCGTCTGTGCGGTATTGGATGTGAAAGCCATAGTGGTTCTATTTAGTCCTGAATGGGTTTCTTGATTGACGCTCGCTCATCGTCCGCTTCCTTCGATGAAAGACCGTCGGGCGGAGAGAAGTTGACGTTCGTGTTGCCCGCAGGAGAATTGGTCTGACGCAACGTCTCATCGGCTTCTCGATCAAATGCCGACGCGTTCTGATCATCTTTATTTATTGGCGTTATGGGACCATTCTCACGATTGTCCCGCGCAATCGCCACAGTCTCATCGTCCGTCAGCCGTAGAATGTTTCGTCGTACGTATTGCTCAGAGTAGTAACGCCCCACATACGGATCAATCTGTGACGCGAGATTCAAACGCGTGGTCATGATCTCATTCATCTTCGATTCCTCGAAGTATGAGTCTTGTTGCCATGTGTAGCGAAGCTGATCCTTGATCTCATACCACTCAGCTTCAGTCATGATATTCTTCAGACGCAATTGCTTTTCGAGCAGTTGATCGAAGAGATAGTCAAACTGAATTTGAAGACGATGAATGAACTTGTTGAAGCGCAGTTCATCGCGGGTGATCTCAGACGCACGACCGAGATTAAAACCCTGCCCCTGATCGATACGCGACGGCGGCAGGCCCAGCGCACGATAGAGCTTACGACGGAAGTATTCCACGTCTTCCATCTGCGCGAGGTTTTGCCCACCAGGCAGCGTTACGATTTCCGTGCCCTTGCCGCCTTCACGACGCGGCAGCCAGAAGTCTTCAAGCATCGACATGAACTTGCGGTCGTCTCGGATTTCACCAGTCTGGACATCGTACACCAGCTTGTTCCGATACTTCTGCATCATGTCGTATAGATACTGCTCTGCTTTCTGTTTCGGCAAGTTACCCACGTCGATGTAGAACACGCGACGTTCTGGGGCGCGACTCACGCGATAGATGATCGTGGAGTCCTCAATCATGCGCAGCAAGTTCAGCGGCTTAATCGCCTTATGCAGCCACGACAGTACCGTCTTCTTGTTCGCGTCGTACAGTCCAGAAGGACAGAACGCCACGGAGTCGGTCGTGATGCGAATGCCGTTGTAGTTCATCATTGCCGCGGTGGGATTCGTGGAGCCCGAGATATTCGTTGGCGCAACAAAGCCCATCGGATTGTAGACGTAGTATTCGCGGACGACTTCGACGACGTCAAATTGGGTGTCGGCTTGACGCTTACGAGCAACTTCACGCACTTTACGAATCGTGCGGGGATCAACGAGCCGCAGTTCTTGAATGCCGGCTTTTGAATTTTCTTGATCGACCATACAATGAAAATAGAGACGACCATCGATGTACCACTGACGAATGATGCTGTACGCATCACGATGAAAATGGAGCATCTTCAGAATATTCGTAAACTCCGCGTGAATCCGAATACGCAGTTCGGGATCGATATCCACGTAATCGAGATTCAATGAAATGGGTAATCGATCGGAATCTTGCACAACCAATTCATTGATGATCTGATCGATCGCCTCGTCGACTTCCGCAACGACCTGCATCTCACGATAGCGATTGATGAGCTGGAAGTCATCGACGACGGTGCCGTCGAGGTCGAGATAGTATCCGAAATATCCGCCGCCGGTTCCAAACTGTACATTAAGCGCACCGTCCTGATTATCAGGCGGCACAAAGCTGATCGTATTACTCGTCGGCGTAAGCAGATTGCTGACAGGTGCCGAAGACTTGCGATTGAAATTAAATTCGTAACCGAATAAACGGGGCATAGGAAGATGTCACGACTTTCTAGAGAGGCACCCGAAGGTGCCTCCCCATCAAAGATTCATTGTGTACTATTTAGTTATCCGATCGTGATGTCAATGTTGACGCTGGCGTTATCACGAGTCGGAATTTGTCCCGCGACTTCCCAATACTGATACGCGAATTCACACGTATACGTTTCGATCTGATCGGTCGTGTTCCAATCGAGGGCGATTTCCGACAGTGTCGTGGGAAATGCTCCGATGAATTTGTAGGTACGAATGCGCTCGCCCTGACGACCGAACTGCGTCAGTGCGAGTTCCGTAGTGTAGGTGCCGTTCTGATTACCGCCACGAAACTGTGAGGTCGCACTACGATGACCGGCGATACGGTCCGACCATTCTTCGAGTGCCTTGCGAATCGCAAAGTTCTCGTCGTTCATGATCGTCACATTCAGCGGGGCGAATGACCGATCGCCGGCAACCTTCAACTTCCGACCGAAGTACGGAACGTCGATGGAGCCGATGGTGGACGCAGGAATCGCGGTGGACTGCACCATGAATCGTGAGTAGTTCGCCGCGAGCGCGCCAGTCGCTACGGCTGACGGCCAACGCAGTTCCACCTCAAAGAGGCTGGGACGAGCGCCGCCGTTAACAAGCGATGTGCGGAATTGATCCAGATTGAAAGCCATGTTTTCTTACACTCCTTCGTTAAAGAAGGTGTGACCCTTAGGCCACACCCACAACTTCTTGGAACGATACACCACTTCGGACAGCCACGAAGTTCAACTGAATGAAGTTAATCGAACGTGTCGGCTTGATGTAGATATCACCACGGAATTGGTAAGAGTCTACAACTTCAGGTGTGTTATTAGTCCCGTCGCACACGACGAGATAGTCGGTAACGCCTCGGCGTGCTCGCACGTCAGCGAGGAACGGCTCCACCGCACTACGGAACGACGCACGAGTGAACTCGTCGTTGAACTCGAAGAGTTGCGCCTTCGCGTAACGCCCAATTGTCTTCTCCAGCGCAATGAACAGTCGCCGCACGTTGATACGGTCGAACGCACTCGGACGACTGAGCAGTGTCTTATCACCGTACAGTATCACACCCTGCGCAGGGAAGCTCACGATCGGATTGATACCGACACGATACAGATCGTCGCGATCCGCTTGCTTCGGATTCCACGCGAGCTTGACCACATTCTTGATGTTACCACGCGAGAAGCCCGCTGGTGAGTACCACGGGTCGTTCGTGGTATCCGAGCGCGCGGCCAGACCAGCCACGTCACCGTTCAGCGGCACCCAACGATACACGTCGTTATACTTGTCGTACGTGTATTTCCAGTTGCCGTCCATGACGCCGTAACTGCTATTCACACTCGCACGATCGGTCACAATGTCGGTCACTTCGCTACCGATGTTGTTGACGCAACTGTCTTTATCGGGCGAGAAGAACACCACAACGTCCTTGCGTACTTCTGCAATGTTGTCGAGGATATATGCACCCAGTGTCGTCGACGGGCTGAACGGTCCGCTAATGAGCAGTGACACGTCAATCGCATCGGGATTGGCAAACAGATCCCACGCGACCTGCCGTCTACCTACGGTGATGTTCGCGTTGTCTGATGTGCCGCCGTAGAATTCTCTCGTATAGGGCAGCACGCCCGCGCCGTACGTCAGTGCTGTTGCCCCAGTTGCCGCCGAACCCCAATTCGTATTACTCGTTGTCGGATGCGCCAACCACCACACGTACTGCGACTTCTGATTGAGCAGAGTGACGTAGTAGTTGCTGTTGCCCGCCGCGTCCTTCGAGTCAGATGCCTTCGACGCATACGCGTACGTCTCCAACACTTGACCCACAACGCCGGTGAACTTGCCATTCGCGTCGATGACTGCGATGTGTAGTTCGTCGGTCGATCCAGTCGTGGCACTCACGTATGCGCTGGTGCCAAGCGAGTTCTTGTCGAAATTGCTCGCGTATTCCCAACGACGACGCCATGTGGTAGTCGCGAAGGTACCCGCCGCCGCTGTCGGTGCCGCAGACACGAGATAAATCGTGTTTGTTCCACTCAGTGCTGAGACTTGCCCGATGAACGTCACGGCACCCGAGACCGTCCCGTACAGTAGATCGCCTACAACGAGATCGTTACTGAAATTTGAAGCCGTCGTACCACTCACGGTATTTGATCCGCCAGTTACTGTGAGTGTACCCGCGACAACTGTGTCTTCAAACGCGGTCGCACTCGGACACACACTGATCTTCAGTGAATTACCCAACTCACCCGCCCACCGCGCAGACACCACACCCCTGCCAGTCGGCAGTGTATTGCTCTCATACAGGTCTGTGTAATCCGTCTCATTGAAATAGCTGTTCGCACCGAACGCGGCCAATGCCGCCGTCGTAACTTCGTTTGTAAGCGCGGTAGCGATGGTCGCGACTGTGTTGTTTGAGATAGATGCCACAGTTGCATACGAGCCTGCGCCGAGATACAGCACCTGTCCAACCTGAAGTTCAGTCTGGAACTTTGTGCCACTACCTGCAAGCGCCGTAGTCGTCGTGGTCACCGTGCCGGTGAGCGTCTTCGGATCGGCCGTCGCAACATATGCAGCCGTACTCAATGCTCGCACGACGCGCAGCGAATTGGAGTACGCGAGAAACGACGAGGCGCTGAACCAATCCGCATAGGTCGTGTCGTCCGGCTTGCCGAACATGGTCACCAGATCCGACTCGGAACTGATCGTCTTCACATCGAGGGCGGGGCCCCACTGGAATGTACCAACCGCCGCACCCGATGAAAGGGATACGGATTGGACGCCAGCGGTCAGATCAATTTCACTAATGTTAATACCTGGCGATACTTGAAATGCCATAGAACTGTCTCCTTCGCAACGGAGTTCTGTGAAATACTATAGAAACGTGATGCCGCGTAAGTTTGCGGCTGAACATTTCTATTTAGATATTCATGTTTTTCACACGAGCCAATCCGAGTTGATCAATCGTTCCGTTGTCCAGCGATCGCCGTCTTCCACAAAAGAATGTTCTCGTCCCGCATTTATATCAAAAAAACCGTCAGCCGGTTCATCCAGTGTTACTGGTTCGTACTGGTTCATCAACATTTTACGCATCGACAGACCTACATAATTCTCGAAGCCCTGTTGCCCTGTAAGCCAGCCGAGCAGTACGAGTGTCATCACGCAATCGTCATGACTGCCCGATTCTGCTTCCCAGTTGGGACCTTTCGCCACAAATGTCGTAAGTTCGCGAATCGTGTCGTAGTCAAAGAGTGCGAGTTGGTCTTTCTCCACCATTGCGCGAAGTGCCGAACAGCCGATGCGCTTTGTCGCCTGTGTCATGCGCAGCCCGAGTCGCGACTTCGGATGGAAGCCACCGCCGCCAAGCATCTGCCCACGTTTCGGATGGGACCGAATGTAGAGCAGATTTTCATACTCCATCTCAGCTTGGAGTAGATCGGCGACGACGATGCCTACGTCGTTGATTTCACACAAGATAAACGCGGAACAATAGTGTGCGCAGATGTCGCGTACAATAGGCGCAAAGAGTTGCGGTGCCAGATTGTTTCGCCGGAACACGGCAACTTGACGAAACGGCGACACCGACACGTCGAAGACATTCAGGACACTATAGTCTTGATCTTGTCCTTGAGAGACGTCGCATGTCGCGACATAGATATGCGCGGGTCCATTTTCATTCGCACGAATTGGATGCACGTACGTTCGGAGCCCATTACGTTCGTCTATCGGCGGATGATACATCATCTGCGCTAATTTCTTAGACGAGATGAGCGTATTCGCCGATCCTTGAAACGACGTCTCAAACTCTTGTTCCCACGCCTGCTCAGAGCCGAGATTCTTCCGCATCTCTTCTGCCCATTCATCATCACGTCCAGGCACATCACGCCACGTGAATCCGATGGGAACATAGGAGTTTCGCTTTTCTTGCGCGTCGTTCCAGATCTTGTAGAATAGATTGTAGCCGTTTGGTGTTGAGACGATGAAGAGCTTCGTCGTTTTACCAGACGAGATCGTCGGGAACACCGAGGTCATGAAGTCTTCTGCGATATTTCCCGGCACGAATGCGAATTCGTCGAGGAAGAGAATGTTGAAGGTGTCGCCTCGAATCGCACTCGCACTCGTGCTTTCCGCACGAACACGCGAGTTGTTGCCGAGCATGATGAGCTTCTGATCCCACTTTATGATGCCCTGCTTCATGAATCGGGGCAGCAGTTCGTAGGACTGCTTCATACGGCGCAGCAGTTCAATTGCGGTCGCTTCCTTGTTCGCGAGAATGCCGACACTGACGTCGTTATGGAATGTCACGTACCACAAGAAGTAGCCGCAGACCACAACGGTCGACTTACCCGACTGTCGCGCGAGCTTACAGATCACGAAGCGATTGTCGAGAAACGACTCGATGATCTTTTCTTGGAATGGCCACATCGCAAAGGGCACAATACCGTGATCGACGTGGACGATCTTCACGTAATTATTAATGAAGTAATACACGTCATTCGCGCACTTCACATATTCGCTGAGTTCGTGTTCGGAGAGTGTGATCTCCGAGTCGATACGTGGAAGATTGGCGTTGCCGTTATAACCCGCTTCATTATTGAATGAGTTTCTGGGCATGGCTATTCATCCTTCTTCGACAGATTCCGTAACTCACGCAACAAATCTGCGGCGCGCCCCACAAATACCGCTTTTTCAATCGTGACACCGCCACTACCACCAATGGAAGAAGGATTCGTCGCGTTTAGCCGCGCACGAGTTGCCGCGGTGGTATCTTCTTTTGTTCGATGGAGATTGACGAGTTCTTTATTTGCGTTGATGATTGCGGTGAGCATCGACGCCACAACTTCGTAGGCACGAGGGCTGTCGCCGCTTTCAGCCAACGAAATGGCACTCTTTGCGGCCTCGCGTACCAGATCAATGTTCTCCGTCATGACCATTCGCGCATAATTCACGTCGTGATTTAATGCAGCGATCGTGTCGTTCGGATCTTCAACGATTGCCGGCGGCAGCGCCGGCAACATCTCGGCCTGTGGAACGAGTTCTGCCCTGATAGCACGTGGCGGAGTATCGGCTTCGATGATGACGGTATCGGGGTCCAAATTAAAAACGTCGTTCAATGTAGCATTAGACATATGATCGTACTATGTAGACGGACTCACCGAGGACGAGGGGCTGATCGATGCCGACGGACTCCGCGATGCACTGGGACTCGTTGATGCGGATGTTGAACTGGATGCCGACGCACTCGGACTACCTGACGCACTTGGACTCTTCGAGAGGGAGGCAGACGCACTCGGACTACCCGACGCACTTGGACTCGATGAGAGTGATGCCGACGCACTAGGGCTGCCCGATGCGCTCGGACTTGTCGAGAGTGATGCCGACGCACTCGGACTAGCTGACGCGCTCGGGCTCTTCGAGGAACTTGGACTCTGCGAGATCGAGGCTGACGAACTTGGGCTGCTCGACGCGCTCGGGCTCTTCGAGGAACTTGGGCTGCCGGACGCACTCGGGCTCACCGACAGTGATACCGACGCACTCGGACTACTTGACGCACTTGGGCTGTTCGATGCACTCGGACTCTTCGAGAGGGACGTAGACGCACTCGGACTACCCGACGCACTTGGACTCGATGAGAGTGATGCCGACGCACTAGGGCTGCCCGATGCGCTCGGACTTGTCGAGAGTGATACCGACGCACTCGGACTACCTGATGCACTCGGACTCTTCGAGAGGGACGTAGACGCACTCGGACTACCCGACGCACTTGGACTCGATGAGAGCGACGCAGACGTACTCGGACTCGATGAGAGTGATGACGATGCACTCGGACTACCTGAGGCACTTGGGCTCTTCGAGAGGGATGTAGACGCACTCGGGCTGGTCGAGAGTGAGGATGACGCACTCGGGCTCACTGAGAGTGATGACGATGTACTCGGGCTGGTCGAGAGTGAGGATGACGCACTCGGGCTCACTGAGAGTGATGACGATGTACTCGGGCTGGTCGAGAGTGATGTCGATGCACTGGGACTCTTCGAGGCGGACGGACTCTTCGATGCCGAACCACTACGCGAGATAGACGCACTTGGGCTGACTGATGCGCTCGGACTCAGTGAGAGTGACAGACTCTTCGACGCACTCGGACTGCTCGACGCACTCGGACTCTTCGACGCACTCGGACTCTTCGACAGACTCGTGGATGCTGACGGACTCACCGAGGACGAGGGGCTGATCGATGCCGACGGACTACGTGACGCACTCGGACTCTTCGAGCGGCTAGATGATGCACTCGGGCTGACTGATGCACTGGGACTCGCGGACGCACTGGCTGAATGCCGCTCGTTCGCATAGATCTGTTCGACCACGGTGATGTCCGCCGTAATGTCTTCAAGTGCCTCGGGATTCTGATCTGCCGGATTTGCCGTAACCGTGATCGTCGCTTTCGGTAACTCATCGCCTGTCGGATCAAAGATTTCGTCACTGAGTGAATTCGCGATGGTGACTACGACTTCCTGAATGCGCTTCTTCGATTTCACGGCACCGTAGAAATACACCTTCATTGCGAATTCAAGATCCCACACAATCGCACGACGTGTTAGAAAATCGCCTTCGTAATTGTCGCTGTGTGAAATACTCTGAAGCGTGATCGGAATCAAATCGACCAGATCCGTGAACGTGGTCAGCGGTCGAATGGCGATCGTATAATCAGGCGTGAAGTATGGAAGAATCTGCTCGACGAGTTGATGGGCATCCTGCTGAAGTTTTGTCAGAATCGATAGCCGCACGTTTATGGTATACGGCACACCCACGTAGAGTCGCGCACGTGACGCAGCTTCAGCAGACGTAAATGTCAACTTTTCCAGCGAGTTGATCTTCCGTGTGGTATCGTACGCAATACCGGTCATTTCATAAGCCATACGCGGCACGACCAGCGCGACACCTTGCGTAAAGTCAGGGTCTTGCGTCAGTCGCACCAGCCATCGTTCTTTCGGCCCATATTGAATCGGTATATTCTTCTGGAGAAATTGCGCGCCGGTATCATCCTTGCGAATGATCTGGAGGCTATCGAAGATAGAACCGAACGCCAACAAATAGCGGCGAATGAGTCGATGGTCGTAGGCTGACGTAAACGATTGCATCGGTTAATCCAAGTCCAGCATGTGCGCGCCGCGGACGACGATCACGTTTTCGGGGTCTTGATGGAGTTCCTGATTGTCCGAGATAGGATCATTGACTTCTGGAGCCGGATCGATAGCCTGCGCGATGGTTGTCCAAACGGCGCCACTACTCTCACCATAGACAGATGTGGATGCCGCAAATGCACCGACAGGATATTCCACATATAGAATACGCGTATCGGTGATCCACTTCCACACAATACCCTGCGCAGACGCAGACGTGAGATTCGTGCCTTGATAGACGGTTTCACCCACGACGTACGCAATACCGTTGTTCCCGTCGGCACTCATCGTCATCGGCACCGTGTACGCCTTCGCGGCCGCCACATCGTCAATCTCAGGAATGTCGGTCTTGATCTTCTCGTTACTGAAATTCATCATTTCGCAGCGCAGTTCATATGTGTAGAGTTTACCCAATTGAAAAAGCTGCTCTTTGTTCTCGACGAATCGAATCTCAAACAGATAGCGATTTGTCGGGGTCATCTCGATGAAGATCAGATCATTCTCGCGCGGACGAATGATACTATCCGCACCGTGACTGGTCGCCAAGTCCGCATTCTTCTGAATGACCGACTCGTCAAAGCGTCGTTGCGATACGACAAACGTGGCCTGGTCTTCAATGTGTAATCCGAACTTCGAGATGAATTCCGATTGCCCCTGAAACGATTCAATCGTCTTGATATACATCTCGATGGGATAGGCATCGGTAAACGCCGCAGCCGGATCTTCACCCAAGAACGCATCCAGATTCACGGTATCACGAGGAATGTAATAGACATCGTGCCCGTAGATCGCGATGGATTCATCGATGAGATCTTGAACCAGATCTTGTTCGGGCTGAAACTTCGTTTGATTGAAATACCGATTAGTTGGAGACATATATTTCTGACTCCTAACCAACAATAAACATCGGCGGCTCTTGATAAGTATCACGCAACTCGATGTCAAGATCTCGAATTTCCTGATTCGCTTCACTCAATATGGATTTACCATCAAGTGTCACGCCGCCCGGCAATGCAATCCCACCGTACTTACTGAGATTCATTCCCCACTGTCGCTTAATCAATGAGGTGGCATAGCGTTGCAGCCAACGGTCGCTCCACACATCAGAGAACGTATCGGGATCAATGACGCGGAACCCTTCCAATACAATTGTCTGACCAATCGAGAACGTCGCGTTCCAATTCACATCAACATACAGACGATTCATATGCCGTTGAAAACGAATCGCGGGACGTCCACGGAAAGTATCATTGAGCAACTGCTGATATTGCCGACCAACAACATATGGGATGATCGAATTTGCTGTGAAGTTTGACAAGAGTGAGATATTAAACTGCGACTGCGGGTCGAACAGAATATCCGCTGAGATACGCGAGTCAAATGGTGCGAACACCTTTGTAATGCCGATCACCGACTCTGCAACGGGAAACCAGCGATTGTCGATGTCACCCGGTGTGACAGACTGAATCGTAGCTGTTACACCCGATCGACGGCCAATGACGGTCTCGCCTACTTTGAATGTAGGGCGCGCGGAGTCACTATAGGTATCAAGTTGTGGAATACTATCTTCTGTCGCACCCGTGGTTGCGTATTCGATGGCGGTCGTATTGATGGTGGAATGGACATACCCAAGCGTGTTTGTGGTTTGACCCATTATCACTTCGCCGTTTGTGAATGTGCCACTCGCCGCCGCAGTGAACATCATATTACTCGGCGTCACACGATGCACCATATAGGTCTTCATTACCGCATCATAGTGATGCTGCTGATAGACATACAGGGCTTCATCGAGACGGTCTTCGAGTTGATCCGCATCAATATTGATCTGAATGACAGGCTTACCGAGCGCACGGAGACAATATTCTTTGAAATCGTCGCGTGATGTTGGAATCGCCATAGGTTAAAACTTGATTTGGAAGTTGACGACTACGTACGGCGGATTTGCAGAGCCCGTG